AACGACTATGCGCGGCAGGCATTGCGCAGCATCCAGAACAATGTGATTGGGCACGGCATCAAGCATCAATCACAGGTGCGGATGCAGCGTGGCGGCAAATTGGATGAGAACACCAATGGCCGCATCCATGAGGCATGGGAGAAGTGGATGCACAAAAGCCGCTGTGATGTGAGCGGCCTGCTGAGCTTCCACGATATGGAGCGCCTGCTGTGCCGCAGCTTGGCCGAGAGTGGCGAGGTGTTTGTGCGGATGATCCGCCAGCCATTTGGCGATAGCCGCGTGCCGTTTGCGCTGCAGGTGCTGGAAGCGGACTATTTGATCGATGACGACATCCCGCAGGCACGTGATGGGAACACCGTGCGGATGGGCATCGAGGTGGATGGCTACCTGCGGCCGCAGGCTTACCACTTTTACGCGAACCACCCTGGTGACACCTATGCGGGCAATTCGCGCACCAACGCGCGCCGTGTTCGGGTGCCTGCTGATGAGGTGATCCATCTATTTCTGTCGGAACGACCGGGGCAGACGCGCGGGGTGACGTGGTTTGCATCGGCGTTGATGCGGCTGCACATGCTGCAGGGCTACGAGGAGGCCGAGGTGGTGCGCGCACGTGCTAGCAGCGCGCTGATGGGGTTCATCCAGTCGCCTGAGGGTGAGTTGCTGGGAGATGAGGTTTACGACAATGAGCGCGTTAGTGAATTCCAGCCTGGTGTGTTCAAGTATTTAGCGCCAGGCGAAAGCGTGACGGTGCCGGATCTGAATGCACCTGATGGTCAGCTTGAGCCGTTTACGCGGTCGATGCTGCGTGCTGTGGCGGCTGGCGTTGGCGTGAGCTTCGAGAGCGTTAGCAAGAACTTCTCAGAGAGCAACTACAGCAGCAGCCGGCTGAGCCTGCTTGAGGAGCGCGACACCTATCGGGTGTTGCAGCGTTACTTCATCGAAAACTTCCATCAGCAGGTATTTGATGCGTGGCTTGAGATGGCCGTGCTGAGCGGTGAGCTGAGCCTGCCTGGCTACGAGACCAACTCGGACCGCTATCGCGCCAGCCGGTGGATTCCTAGAAGCTGGGACTGGGTTGACCCGCAAAAAGAGGTGAGCGCTTACAAGGATGCGGTGCGGTGTGGCTTCAAGACATTGGGGCAGGTGATCAGCGAGCAAGGTGGCGACCTTGATGATGTGCTGCTGGCACGTCAGGCGGAGCTGGCGATGCTCGACGATATGGGCATTGTTGTGGACACAGACCCCAGTGAGGTGAACGCTGGCGGTGGCGTGCAACCGCAGCCGGTGCCTGACACTGAGGCGCCAATGCTCGAGCCAGAGCAAGACGTGGAAACGGATGACGATATCAGCGATGACTGAGGCGGATAGAATCAGCTCAATGCAAGTTAGAAAAATGGAAGAGGCGCGCCCCTATCCAAACGAACACGCAGCACGGCTTACCGAGCCCGGCCAGTATGACGACCTACGCCGCGAAAATGACGCGGGTGGTAGTGGCGTTGATTTTATCTACGGCATCAAGGAAGGCGAAAGCGAATTGCAGGCCATTCGATTTGATGCGCAGGAATTTACGCCTGAGCAAGCTCGGCAATGGTTGAGCGATAACGAAATGGATCCGATCCTGTTCGAGGAAGCTACTGGCGAGGAGCGCGCGATGCCAGGCATTGGCAAGCATCAACGCGCTGAGGCAACCACATTCGATCAGGTTGAAGATCGAACCTACGAGTTTCCATTTAGCTCTGAGTTTCCTGTTGCCCGTTATTTCGGCAATGAGATTCTCAGCCACGAGATGGACGCGGCGGACCTAAGCCGCCTGAATGATGGTGCACCGCTGCTGTTCAATCACAACCCTGATCGTGTGATCGGTGTGGTGGAGCGTGCCTATATCGACGGCAAAAAGAAGCGGGGTTATGCCCGCGTGCGGTTTAGCCGCAACCCATTCGCTCAGGAAGTGCTGAGCGATGTGAAGGATGGCGTTTTGCGAAACGTCTCCTTTGGCTACTCCATCGACAAAATGGAGGAGCGCGGCGGTGGTGATTATGTCGCTACTGCCTGGTCTCCGTTTGAGGTTTCGGTTGTGTCGGTGCCGGCTGATCCCGGCGTCGGCATTGGCCGATCCCTTGAGGCCGATCAAGCTGCCTCGGCAGCACCAACACCTGATCCCATTCCTGCAATGGAAAACTCCACCACCGATCTGGCCGTGGTGCGGGCCGAAGCCGCTGAGGCTGAGCGCTCTCGCATCGCTGGCATTTCTGCACTGTGCGACAAGCACGACATGGCCGACCTCGGCCGCCAGCTAATCGAATCTGGTCGTTCTATCGACGAGGCTCGTGCTGCTGTGCTCGACAATCTCGACATCAAACAGGAGCCTGTGACCATGAGCGCCGCTGAAATCGGCCTTACCCAGGAAGAGAGCCGTAGCTTCTCTTTCCTGCGTGCCATCAACTATCTTTCCAACCCGACCGATCGCAGCGCCCGCGAGGCCGCCGCGTTTGAGATCGAGGCATCTGAAGCTGCTGCTGCAAAGCTCGGCCGTCAGTCCCGCGGCATCACCATCCCCCAGGATGTGCTGCGTCGTGATCTGACCGTTGGCGTAGCTACCGGCGGCGGCAACTTGGTTGCTACTGAGCTGGATGCTGGCAGCTTCATTGACCTGCTGCGCAATGCTTCTGCGCTTGACCAAGCAGGCGCCACCGTGCTGACCGGCCTGACCGGCAACGTGGCTATCCCCCGCCAGTCCGGCGCTGCTACCGCCTATTGGGTGGCTGAATCTGGTGCTCCTACCGAGTCCCAGCAATCTGTGGATCAGGTGAGCCTGACCCCCAAGACTGTGGCTGCCTACACCGACTACAGCCGCCGCCTGATGATCCAGTCATCCATCGATGTGGAGAACATGGTGCGCGCCGACTTGGCTCGTGTGCTGGCTCTCAAGATCGACCTGGCGGGCCTGTATGGCACCGGCACCAACGGTGAGCCTCTCGGCCTGAAGCTGACCACCGGCATCGGCACTGAGGACTTTGCCAATAACGCCCCTAGCTTCTCTGAGGTGGTGGCACTGGAGAGCGACGTGGCTACTGCCAACGCACTGCTCGGTAGCCCTGTGTATCTGATGAACGCTGCAATGCGCGGCAATTTGAAGACCACCACCAAAGACACCGGCTCTGGCATGTTCATCATGGAGGGCAACGAGGTGAATGGTTACCGCGGTGTGCTGTCCAACCAAGTGGCAGCCAATGATTTGTGGTTTGGCAATTTCGCTGACCTGATTATCGGCTACTTCAGCGGCCTGGACATCATGGTGGATCCGTACACCAACAGCACCAGTGGCACCGTGCGCGTGGTTGCGATGCAGGATGTGGACATTGCTGTTCGCCATCCTGAATCCTTCAGCCGCGGCAATAACACCCTCTGATCATGCTGATCCGCGTCCTAAGGCAGACGATGCTGACCGGGCGCGTGGTGAAGGTTGGGGATGTTGTTGAAGCATCCCCTTCCGATGCCAAGCTCCTGATCGGTATCGGCAAGGCTGTTCAAGTTACGGCCGCCCCTGTCAAGATTGAAGAGCCAGTAGAGGCTCCCAAACCAAAATCAGCGCCTAAGCGCAGGAGATCTACCAATGACCATCCACAACCTCGGATCCAAAACTGATCTGCTTGAGCTTCACAACAATGCCGTTGTGGCCTCCACTGGTGCCGGCACGCCCGCAAACGTCGATCTGATCGACTACGAGGGTGATGTGGCCTTCATCATTGATGCTGCTGCTGCTGGCTCTGGCGTCACCCTGACCGCCAAAATCCAGCACAGCAACACCACGACCAGCGGCGACTTTGTGGACGTGACCGGCGGCGGCTTCACTGCTGCTGCTGCTAACACCGCCTTCCAGGAGAAGATCTACCTGAACAGCAACGACCTGCGTCGTTACGTTCGCGTGCTCTTCACTGTGAGTGGTGGCACTGGCACCGGCGCTGTGTCGGTGGTTGCTCTCGGTTCTAAGAAGTACGGCTGATGGCCTTCGCTGAGGATCTAGATGTGTTCTTGGCCGACTTTGGCGTTAGCTGCACTGCTGGCGCCACAACGGCCTTAGGCATCTTGGATATGC